TTCTCGGTTGAATCAAGTACGTCTGTAGTGTGTAGAGATCCATCTTTGCTCTTTACTACTGCAAACTCAGCAAACTTACCAAGCGCTGGACTATCTACAACGCTTACCTCGCCAAGAACGTAGTCCATAATGCGAGTGATGGTTGTTGGCATGCCTTTAGCATCTTGTACAACTTCATCTTTTATAGAGTTAATCATGCCACCGATTGAGTAACCAGTGAGTACACCCTCTTTAATCTTAGTCCATGTATTCTCACCATCTGCAGATTCAGAGATGCGAGAGCCAAGCCATACGCCACGATTCTCGTCGTCAAAACGAATATCAATAGCCTTACCGACGGCTTTCTTGTCGTCGTGTTGCTCTCTGATGTTACCGATCCAGTTACTAAAAGCTACCTTGCTGGCATCATAGTCAACAATCTCGCCTTGTGAATCGATCTCTTCCATAGTCGCATAGCCATAAACCATACGCTGTTCTTCGTCTACTTTGACGATTGGGACATTCAAGTTAAATTTACGCATAAATAAATACCTCTCTATCTACAATTATAGAGGTTTTACGCTTTAAACTATTGTTTTTTCTTGGCTTCGTCTTTAACGATGTTGATTACTTCATCAACTTTAGCAATTACTTCATCATTCTGTGCTTGTAGGGCAGCTTTTTGCTTTTCTGCTTCAGCTTTCACTTGGTCGAGTGGTCGTGGGTCAAAGCGTACTGCTTGAATGTCACCTGTGATAGTAAGTGAATCAGTATATTTTACTGTTCCATCTATTACTGATATTTCTGTGTTTGGAGTCGAATCTACATTAATTCCACCCTCTTTTAGTTTTTGCACTAAACGATGTATCTCACTCATTAGTCTTTGTGGCATTTCTTGTTGTTGTTGTTCGTTCATGATCCTCCTTAACTTATTAAAAACATATTACCATCACTTGGTGGTCTGCCAAATGTCCAGTTGGTATTACCAGATACACTTGTGCTATTAGCCCCAGCATAGAATGCCACACCACTGAGTCAGTCATTGGGTCTCCTATTGGGAATCCGAGTCGAGAGTAGAAGTAAGAAGTCGTATTGTTCGAAGTAAAGTGGGAATGATCACGTTGTTCTGCTGGGTGAGCGCCTTTACCTGATCATAGGCAGCGGATGCCTGAGCAGTAGCCGTCCCTGGCTTCGCTGCGCTGATAAACGTCGTGTTGTTGGCGACAGCAGTACGAGCAGGAGAGCCTGGTGCGATCTGTGCAGCAAGCTGCGATCGTACACTCCCTGCGTTGGTCTGTTCGGCAGAAACGGGAGCCGACGTAGTGACTGTGTTGGTAGCGTCAATGTTCGACATTATGCCGTCCTTGTGAAGTCGAAGCCCCAAATGCGCTGATTGTAGTTGGAGCTAGATGCGTTCTTGCCAGTGGTCTTGAGCTTCACGTCGTACACGCCGGGGGCGCTGATCGTGATGCCTGTCGTTGCTACGAAGCCGGGGTTGATGGAAGCCCCCGAGTAGTTGTCGAGCGTGGCGACAGTGGTGCCGTCGATCGAGACGGTCAGGATCCCGTACGACGAGAACGTGGTGCGCCACAGGTTGAACTTCCACGTTCCCGGCCCGAACAGAAGCTTGAACACGGCCTCATCGTTCAGGGCGGTCATCTGTGCGTAGTTCCCTGCCAGACCCAACTGCGAAGCGAACCCCGTGGCCGAATACGGCGCCACCTTCACCGGGTCAACGGGGATGCACCACGGAAGATCGATGTCCTTCCACCCGTCCGACTGCGCCGAGTCAGCGGCACGGATCTTGCCATTGGCAGGTGCGGCCTTGCGCGCCCATGTAGAGGAAGCCGTCGCCACCGGCATATCGCCCTTGGTCGTAAGTAGTGACTGTGCGACCTTCGTGTCGGCGTAAGTCTTCGTTGCCTTCTGAGTTGCGAGATTTGTGTCGCTGTTACCGGCGAGAGTGCCGTCCGTGTCACGGGTGAGAAGCGCAGCCGCGCCCGAACCAGTGAAGTATGGTACCTTGTCGGACGCCGACGTCAGCCCAGCTATTGCAGCAAGCTCGGCGTCGTATGCCTGCACGTCACCACCACCTCCGCCAGCAGCTATTTTTGCATCAACTTCAGCCTTTGTATAAAAAAGATTGCGGTTGTACGTGCTTTGCACCATTGCAACCGGCGTATCGTCTTTTGGCTTCAGACCATATAGACTTAGTGGATCAAACTCAAAGCCTTTCACTATTCACCCCACTGATCGCTTAGTAATCCATACCCTTTAAGGCGCTCACGCTTGCCCCATGCAGCCTCGTAATCACCCTTACCCACATAATAGCGCTGCTTGCCCTCTTTTACGTCGTGTCGCACAATATAATACGCACCGCTTGGATGCACAAAACCATAGAAACCAACATTCTCGCTAGGATCTTGATCGTGTGGTCGGAACTTGAGAATCTCATCTTGCAATGATTTCTTCTTGACCGGCTCTGATTTCTTAATATTTGCGAGTTTATTCACAGACTTATCCACAATGCTGTGGACATCTTCTTTTGTGAGTTCTTTGTGAGTAGCAAGTTCAGACTGCAAAACGCTGATTTGTTTTGCGATCTTTGCAATATCTTCAGCCGGAACTGCACTGGTTATTTGCTTTGCGAGTTGCTCAACGTACGGCTTCATGGCAGACCGCATAGTGCCGACCGCTGGTATTTTTACTTCGTGTTCGTCTGGATAGTCCATAGTTTTATTCCTTATTCTTATTATTGCACATTACTCGCCATCCCAAATACTTATACTAGTCAAATCAATCTCGCCGGCTTCAATGTAACATTCACAATTTGGATGTCCAGGCGGAGCGTCGTCACCTGAGTCAAATACGTTACCTATCTCTATCATACCCTGAGAAGCATTACCGTCACAAATAGGGCATACGTGAGCGCCAGCAACCACCCACTGCTTCGTTTGAACACCTGACTCGCGCATAGCAGCCATTTGGCCGCTACTCATCGCCTGACACGTCTCTGTGCGTGCGATAGTAAATGCCCGGGTAGCTGATATATCCTCGAAGTTATCAGCGATTACAGTAGATATTTCGTCAACAGTTAAACTATTGAGCTTGCCGTCACGTACAATAGAGATCATGCGCGCGCGTGTAGTCTCATCTAGGCTTGACTTATTAAGTAGATAGTTGGCTTGATTCTTTAGTGATCCAATGTAGAACTTATCTGTTAGCACAAAATCAGTAGCAATGTCTGCCTTAGTAAACAATACTGATTTGAACTTAGCGCTTTGAGTAGCCCAACGACTATATAGACTATCCACACCCCACTCAAATGCAAACTTGTAATACTTGAATACCTTTGTCTCGTTGACATAAGTAGATAGTTTTGGCATGTTATTTTCTAACCAACGCTGAAGCGCTTGCTCTGACTCAACGGTCAAAGGGTTTAGATCATCAGGTATAAAGTCAAGCTCGGGTAGCTTTTTAGAGAACCATAGTGCTTGTTTGTATATACCAGATGCCAAGGATAGCATGAATGCATCGTACTGATCAGTCTCGCTCAGTTGCTCGAGTGGATCATTGACTCTGTCTGACTTGCTTATAAAAGCCTTTGTGAGCTTTTTGATTGACATAATTATTCAACCCTTTCAAGCATCCGTTCAAACTTTTTGACCTCTGTAATAAAATTAGTACGATAATTAGTTATCTCAGTCTCGAATATGCCACGAATGTCGTCTACATCCTTAGCCTTAGTAAGCTTGCTATTAAGCTCATCAACTAAGTGTCTTGGTAGTATGTCGCTATTAAACTTGCGGAATGATTTTTTTGCTTTCATACGGTTGATTGCAGCCATTCTAAACTTAGTAATCTCAGCAAGTACAGCCTTATTGCTAGGCGCTTTCACATCTTCTTCTGGCTTGTCTTCTTCTTTAGTATCAGCTTCCTCGGCTGGATCTTCCTTTGCACCAGCGACCATACGTTGCTTGAAGTCCTCGGCAACCTGAGCTTTAGCAGCCATGCTCTCTTCATCAATGAATGTAGGTGTACCAAGCACAAATGGTTTATCTACACCGAGTGGGTCTTTTTGTTGCTGACCACGAATCTCATCAACAGTAACCTGACCTGAGCGGATAAGTATCTCATTAACTTCAGCCTCGTTCTTAGGATCTTTGTATTCAAGTCCTTCAAAACGAAACTCTAAGTCGCTATAACCAAGCTCTTCTTGGATAACACGATCCCATATGTCCTTCATGAAGTTAGCGAGTGGGATGATAGCCTTGCGGTTAGTAATGATGTCTTGGCCTTCTGAGAAACCAGCACCGCCTAGCCCTTGCTTTGGTTCAAAGCCAATCTCAATAGGTTGAACGTCAAATACAGAGCAGGTGATTTTCATAAGCCATTCAGAGAACTCCTTGTAGCGCATATCATCAACCTTGTGAGTTGGAGTGTACGTACCTTCTGGCATAAAGCGGATACGTGAGTTAGCACTACCGTCACCAGCAATGGCAGAGTCAAATATTTCTTGGAATTCACGAATCTGAGTAGCAGTCCACTCTTTCGGTACAGTATAAAAGCCTTCTGGTACGTTACCCTCGGTCATATATTCTAAGTTGAGCAGGGATGATTTGAGCGCACTATTAACCGTCATTACAAGCGTTTCAAGTGGAGCTAGTCCATATGGTGTGCTGGTTCTTGGATTAAGCATGCCGTAGTACATCTCGTCAGCAGTAAACTCAGCTGATATATTACCTCGGATTACTTGCTGATAGGCAACTTCTGGTGGTTCAGGAGTACGACCAGAGCTATCAGTACGTATTTTGATTGTGGCTGCATCAATCGGCAATAGACCATACATGCCACCACCGAGATTCTTGCGCTTCTCAAGAGCTACTGCATCCAATACCATAAGATCTTCAATAATCATATCTGTTAGGTTGCGAAATGATAGATTATATCCACCAACTCTTTTTAATATATTAGTAACTTCAAGCGCGCGATCAGTGTTATTTTTTTTGGTATCGTCTTCAATTGGTACAATCTTCCAATCCATTTGTGCAATCTGTCGCTTACGGACATTGATACATGACCGGGCTACATCATAACCAACAGAAAATCTGCGCAATACCTTGAATGGTACTGCTGCATTTGGTTTAACCCTATGTGAGTTATTTAGATCTGATAGGTTGACATCGTAGCGCTTTGCACCGACTGCGGTGGCTGCTTTATTTAGGCTGCCATCTGCAGATCTCTTCACCAGATACTCTGAGAATGGCTGAAATACGTACTTTTCTATAATGTCTTGCGTTCGACTCATTTATAAATCCTTTTTTTGAGTGGCTATGTAATAGTAATAGTCAGTGATGCTTCTACATTTATTATACGCTAGAACTGTATAAGTACACCTATTCTTCATCACTAGACTGACCTTTATCTCTATAGTAGTCAAGAATACTAGGCTCTACAGCTTCACCATAACAGATGATACAAGCATCAGCGATGTCAGGGCTTCTAAAACCACGCTTCTTATACTCGATCTTACTCTCTACCCGGCGCTTACCTTTCGTGTCTTGATTCCACTGGCGAGTAGTAAGTTCCATAAGTAGGTCAGACTCATACGGTAGCTGTGCTTCAGAGATAACCTCAGCCATATGAAACCATGCTTCACTAATCCAGTTAGGGTATTTGTCTTTATTTTGTGCCACGCCACCGAAGTTGATAGCTTTGACATTGTAGCCACGCTTTGTCATTTCGTCAGTAACACCCCCACCAACACCAGTATCGTCAATCTTCACCTCTGCCTCTTTATTGAATTCCATAAACTGCTCAAGCTGATCACATACCTGAGTAGTGCGGAGCTTAGTATGAATGCCATATTTGATAGTCTTCAACCCTTTTCGCTTCCAAAATACCGTACGATCGCCACCCATGCGAGCAATATCAGCTGCATAAATGTCCTGACCATCGCCCTCTATTTCACGTTGCATTGCTTCAAGAGTGGTTGTGCGAGAGATTATACCCATCTCAGACTGGCCGAGTGGTTCACCAAGCCACTTATGTGCATATACATCAGGGTACTGTAGATCGTCGTCTATCTCTTGTTGTATTACATCAGGTAGCAAACCGGCACGCTTCAGTACGTCAAAGTTAACTTTGCGTACGTAAGTATTGCTAGGTGGATTCTGCACGAACTTTACGTATACAGGGTCAAGCTCGTTGAGACGGTTGAACGTAATGATTATCTGACTTCCGGGCTTACGAATAGTTGGTGTGATAATTTCCAGACTAGCCTTAGTAATGCTCTGACCTTCTTCTATCCAGCATATATCAATACCTTCTGTTGACTTAATCTCAGTTATATTATGATGCAAGCCTTTGAATATAAACTCTGTGCCGGTTACTCTATTGATAATCGTATCGTTCTGTACATCGTAATCTCCAAAGCCATACTCGTCAATTATGTCCTTTAGAAGCTTATGTACAGAGTCTTTGATAGTATTCTGAACTTCACGCGTACATAGAATGCGGAGCTTTTTCTCACGACCACGTAGAAGCAATGCTCGGGCTACGCTTTGACTCTTGCCGGAGCTTCTACCGCCGTAGAATACAATATAACGCCATTGCTCATTGAATAGCTCACGAAATACTTTAAGTATCTGAATTTTCTTTTTCAACATCGTCGTCATCGTCACCCACAAATTCAACTAGAGCAACATTCATGTCACCCTCAAACTTGCCCTCAATCTTTTTAACTATTCTGCCTTTGAGCTGATTATACTCTTTGATTGCTGAGACCGACGCTTGTGGCGATGCCTTTTGAGTTATCCAAAAACCCATTTGCTTGTCTACGTGAGCATCGTTGAGTGTGATTTCCATAAGTTCGTCAATACGTTCTAAAATAATAACATTTGATAACAGCCGACTTGCCGATGCTTGAGCACTTTTATACGCTCCCGGTCGTGACATATTTACGTCGTAGGCTTCAATATATGACTGCGTACCATTACCAAAGAACTCACGGTCAGTCGTATATAACTGACAAAACTTTTCTTGTTTTGGTGTAAGCTTAATTACCTCAACCTCTGTGGCCTTTGGCTTTTTCTTTGGCTTACTCTTCGTCTTCGGTGGCGCTTTTTTTGCCATCTTTAATCTCCTCCACAATCCATTTTACGCTTGATGTTTGTGGTATAGCCAGTAGCTTTGCAACATCCATTTGGCCATGCTCGCCAACGTCTAACATCACAGTGAAGCCACCATCAACTTTTGGCCCCGCAATTCTAATTTTATCGCTTATTATTTTCAATGGTTTTTCCATAATTATTACCTACTAATTATTACTAATCACTACTCTCCCCTACTCCCCTGTGTACTACCCTCTCTCGGTTGGGGGGAGTGGTTTTTGACCGGGGGAGGGGAGAAAGAACAATTTTAGTGTTCAACACTATACACGCCCTTTATCGCGGTATGCCTTGCGTGTTTCAAGTATATCGCGGAGCTTAGAATTGGCTAGTTTAACACGTATTGAATGTACTATGAGAGATACCTCTTTTGGACTTATTTCAAGCACCTCTGCGATGTCTGTTTGAAACCACTCTAGTATCAATAAATCGACTATTAGCTGCTCGCGCAGAGTCAGTTGATCGTATGTAGCCTCGGCAACATTAAAACCAACGATCGATGCGAGCGGTGTTGGCGCTTCGTGTCCAAGTGGTAGATTTGCTGCTGCGGATATTCGTGGCATTATACACCTCCACTAGTCCGTTTTAGTACGCCAGTGACTCCATCGTTCTCGGCAATTTTGAGACTATTATCGCGTAGTTGCTTAGCTACTAAGCGCCGGCCACAACGTAGACACTTAACAATAGTGGAGTCTTTATCAATGTTTAAGAATATCTCGCCATCGTAACCACAGTCGTGTTTGTATTTGTATATTGGCATTACTGACCTCCCTTAGCCTGTCTGCGTCTTTGTGCGCGATTGTTTGCCATTTGGCCAGTCGCTGTGGCTGCTTTGGCCTCATGTGCAGCTGCATCAATCTTACTTATCCATCGCTCGCAGATTTTATCCCAGCCAAGACTAGTAGCCCAATCAAATCCTTTTTGTACAGTATCCTCAGCCTTGCCGTCAATGATAGCTCCAATCTTCTTGGCCGCATCTTCTACATCCATGAGCGGTCGCAAGCGCTCATTGTCGAGCTCTTTCTCTATCCACAAGCTCGGTGTATTGCCGGCATCCACCAAATGACCTCGGCCATCTGCCATCATTTCGGTAAGACTTGTGTGGTTTGGAGCTACGATTGGCGTTTTTGTAGCCATTGCTTCGGTGATAGATAGCCCCCAGCCTTCGCCTAGTGTCGTCGATAGTATGATGTCTGAGCTGTTATATATGAAATTGAGCACCTCGACAGGGAATCCCCACTGAGCTGTGAAGCCTTGCTGGTTTGGCAATATATAGTCTTTGCCTAGCTCAAAGCCAAAGTGATCAGCCATTACTAAGATGTTGCCACCTTGATCGCTATGTTGCATGTGCAAATAGAGCAGGGGAGTATCGTAACCACGCTTGCGTAGCTCATTGAGCACCATAAAGTTGCGTACTATATCCTTGCGCGATTGATTGCGGTTTACATTTGTAATCAAGAATCGGTCTTTTGCTTTACCATTGAAGTAGGTATCTCTGAAGTGATCAATCTCTTCTTGCTTCTCGATAGGGTAGAAGTCAGTTAGGTTAGTACCGTGATAGATAATATCGAGTTTCTCAGATAGCTCTGGCATGAATTTAAGCGCCTCGTTCTTGGCATACTCTGTGTACGTGACAGGGTAATCAACCTGAGCTACTACCTTCTCAACCCACTCCTTCTTTGGTGTGGCATCAAATGGGAAATAATATACTACCTTGAACTTGCGCTCTACTGCTTTATAGGTCTCAAGTATAGGCTCAATCATCTCTTGTACAATAAATGTATCCTGCAGAATGAACACTACATCGTAAGTACCAGTACCAAGTAGGTCAAGAAATTGCTGTCTGCCATAAGGATCACCGTATGCACCGCCCATCTTGAGAGCAGAAACGGCAGGATAAACCTTGCCCGGGAATCTATCGTGGTTATAATCTGGGTTACCATCATAGTTTATACCAACCACACTGATGTCGTATCGGCCAGTGGCTTCAAGATTCATCATAATATTGCTCATTACCGTAGCAAAACCAGTGCTACAAGCATAGTCTCCAAGGGCTAATATTCTAATTTTGTCATTCATTACCGCGTCTCCATTCCTTAGGTGTTAATTTTGCATCATCAAATGGCTTTGTATATGTTTCGTTGCCGGGTAATCCGCCCCATTTGTCCTTGAAATAGTCGCGGTTCTTTTCAAATATATAGCTTGGTACAACTACACCCTCGGCACTATTCTGAGTTTGTGAGCCAAAGTGATAGTAAGGCGCAGCTGAAGTAGCATGAGCATCATAGCCAAGTAGGTCGATACGGTAGTGGTAATCGTTATCTTCAAAGTAAGCTGGTACAAAGTTCTCGTCAAACTTGCCGATATGTGTGAATGTATCAGGTCGGATCATAAAGCAAGCAAAGTCTGGATGGTCAGAAACGCCGGCATCGGTTGGTTTCTCAGCTGTGAATATCTGGTATGGGTCTGCATAGGCTGCACGTTGATCAGCACCAGATACAAGTACACACTTTGGATTCTCGTCTAGGTGAGCCACAAGAGCATCAATTGTCCAAGGACTAAATAGAATATCGTCATTACATATCAATATATGGGTACAGTCCTCATCAATAGCCCATTGACTAGCATCGTTCCAAGCCTTAGCGAGTGGATCGTTCAGTCTCCAGTTAGGGTATACATACGGTGTCCAGTCGTATGCAGTTTGTACAGAAGCAATAGCTTCAGCTAAACCTTTAAAGTTATTTAGAACAGGGAATACTATACCTATCTTTGTCATTGTGATACCTCCGGGTAAGTTATTTTAAATTCGTAATCATCTGGTAAAGTCTTGATCGCGCGCATTGTGCAATAGACGTGGTTGTTTTCTTCGTGTATTTCTTGCTTCTCGAATCGGCTGGTGTGGTTATAGTGATTATGGAATCCATAGTAGTCACCACTGAAATGGTTGAATGTCTCAGATGTCCAGTGCGCTACGTGAGTAGGATCAGAGAAGTCATTAATAGGCGTTTGTGTGTAGAACGTGCCGTTGTGTTTAAGCACTCGGTATATTTCATTGAATAACTCAATCATGGCGCTACGTCGCACAATTTTTTTACCATCATTTATATAGAGAATGGGTACAATATGCTCGAGTATGTCATAGGCGGTTACTAGATCAAACATATCATCTTCAAATGGTAGCTTGTCAATATTAAGATCACATACTTTGATACGTGGGTCTGGTGACTTAACAATATCAGTACCGTACACCTCGTAATTATCCCAACCGCGTA